CACAGGCTCCGGGAGGCGGGCCAGACCGCCGGACAGCTCCGACAGTCTGGCCAGAGGCGGAAGCATGGCCACGGGCTCCACAAAGCCCGTGTCATGCGCAAGGCGGGCGTACAGCAGCACACCCGGGATGGCGCGCGTCGTCGCATCCAGCACGGTGTCCAGCGCGGCAGCGGCGGCGCGGATGGAGGCATCGCCGCTCAGGGAATCGGGCAGCAGCTCGCGGAAGGGCGTAGTTCCAAGTCGGCGGGCCATCACTCATCCTCCAGCCCGCCGAACAGCAGGGAAATATCGGTCTCGCGGGCCACCTGCGTGGCCTCCAGTGCACGAAAGGCCGGGGAATCCAGCTCCACGCGCTTGGCTCCGGCGGCCTGCACGGCGGCGATGAGCCGCGTGGGGTTGATGTCGCGACCGGGCTGGGAGCGCTGCCACAGCCGCCAGTCCTCAACAGCCTGGGCCACGGCGGCCGTCACCCCGGAGAGCAGCACGGCATCGCTGCGGCGCAGATACCAGCGCCCGGACACGGCATAGTCCACGGTCTCAGGCGCGGCCACATCCACCCTGTCGGTGAGGGGCCGCACGGTCTCGTCGGACAGGGCCTCGCGCACCATCGAGATCATGGCCTCGTCCGGCAGCTCGCCACCGGCCAGCACAAAGCGCACGTCCACCACGCCCGGCTCCGGTGAGGTGACGGACACGGCCCCGATGTCGGCGCTCACGGCCAGCACGCGGGCCTCGTAAGCACCGGTGCTGCCCGCCACGGTGTACGTCTCCGGGGCAAGGCGGATGCGCTCGCGCAGGCGCTCATCATCCTCGATGTCGGCTCCCTCCACCGACGTGGTGGTGTTGCTGACGCTCACCACATAGGGAATGGGGTCCACCAGCTGCGTCACCTGCCCAGGCACGAGGCCCGTGGCCTGCGCGCCGGAGGTGGTACACAGGGCCGCCACGTCCACCTGCAGCTCACCGGCGGCGATCTCGCTGTCCGACACGGTAGCGAAAGCGATCTGGCCGTCCATCGTAGCCACGCGCGTGCCCTCCGGGATGGGCACGGCAAAGCCCAGGGGCTCGCCCAGCACAAAGCGCAGGCTCAGACGGGCGGACTGCGCCGGGATGCGGGCCACGCCCATGAGCGCGCCCAGATGGTCGAGGTGCGCGCCCTGGGCATAGGCCAGCAGGCCCTGCTGCCCGGCCAAGTTGAGCAGCAGGTTCTGGACGGACAGCACATAGGCCAGGGCCTCCAGAAAAAGGCGTACCGGATCGCCGGGCTGGAGGCTCACGCCGGTCAGACCTTCGTAGGTGGTCAGGATGGATGCCTCGATGTCGGCCGCGGACAGGGGCGCGAAGCTCACGGAAGGCAGGGCGCGCAGATCGACGCTACTGGAAATCGCCACGGTACTCCTCCCTGATCTCGACGGTCACGCGGGGGATGAGCTGGCCCTCCACCGCATCATTGCTGGAAAACGAGATGTCCCGCACCCGGATGCGCGGCACATAGCGCTCCAGCTGCTGGCCGATCTCGGCCACCATGTACTGCATGGCCTCGCCCATCGGCCTGTCCACATGATCCCAGCTGAGGCCGAAATCACGATCCAGCGGCACGGAGCCCTTGCGCGTGGCCAGCACCATGCGGATCTCCTGCGCCAGACCGGCCAGACCGGTGGCGCCGATCTGGATGTTCTGGCGCTGCGCCATGTCCACGGTGAGCGTGATGGGGGGCATCAGTTGTACTCCTGCAGGGCCAGCTGGACCTCGGCGGAAAGCGTCACGCCGTAGTGCAGCTGGCGGTGGGTGATCTCGTAGGATTTCAGCACATACAGGCCGTAGTATTTCAGGCCGATGACAAGGGGCATCTCATCGCCGCCGGCTGCCATGCTCTCCAGCAGGCGCAGGCGCAGGCCCACAGTGGAGACGGGCGTCAGGGGCACGATCTGCACGGTCAGCGAGACGGGGTCCAAGTTGCGGCCTGTGTGCTGCAAACAGGGGATGCCGGACAGCACCCGATGTTCGGCATAGACCTGCTCGCGCGAAAATTTGAGGTCGCGGAAGGTACTGACCTCCAGTTCTGTCACGGTGAACGGGAACGTGCCCAAAAGCCCCTGATACATCAGTGCGGCTCCCCTGTCTGACCGCCGTGCGGGCAGTCGTGGACGTGATGCAGGAAGGAAACGCCCTCCACGATGATGTCGCCATGCTCCAGCCGGAACGTGCCCTGCATGGTCGCCTGGGTCGTGCCGCCACCGGTGCCGCCCAGCTGCATGGCCGGAGCCATGAGCGTCAGGCTGGCCGCGCTGGAGACGCTGACATCGCCGGTGGCCTCGGCCTGCACGCTGCCGGTGGCCTTTACGGCCACGTCGCCCTGCACCTGGGCCGTGAGCTTGTGCGCGGCCCGGTCGTACTCCAGCACCGTGCCGTCCGAAAATTTCCGGTGCCACTTGTCCCCGCTGGAAACCGGCGGGCTGGCCTTGCCGTACATGGCGCCGACAACGAAGCCCTGCTCCAGCCCGTAGGGCAGGAACAGGCACAACACCTGATCGCCCACGTCGGGCAGGTCATAGGCCAGATCGCCGGAGGCCCGCGGACAGAGTACCGGCAGCCATGCGGAGGACAGGGGCTGCGTCACCGTGTCCCGCAGCTCCACCTGCACGCGCATTTTTTCCGGCTGGCGGGCCGTCACAAAGCCCACGCGGATGGTCTGGGCCAGCACGTCCTGCACATCACTCATGGCAGTACCCCCATAATTCCAGCACCAGCCAGCAGCCACCGGCGGCCACGAACAGCAAGCCCGCTGCCAGCAGCAGAAAAATGGGCCGTATCTCCCGTCTGATCTGTCGCAGATCCTGATCCATGTCCGCCCCCTAGTAGTCCAGCGCCTTGACCAGCTCCACGCTGGTGCGGTAGCCGCTGTCGCGGCCCAGGCTGTGCGTGGCCTGCTGGATCATGTAATCCGTGTCGAAATTGCCCCAGCCCGTGAGGCGCAGCACCGTGCCCGCCCGCAGGCGCGTATCCCCCATGCATTCAAAAGATCCGGTCATCTCCTGACAGTTTTTGGCCCGCAGCTCGGCGATGGCCACGCGCTCGGCCTGCGCCGGATGCTCGATGCGCTTGTTGATGGTCAGCACCCGGCCCGTGGTGGGCGGCAGCTCCGGCTGATAGCTCTTCTCCGTGGTCTCGGAGCTGGCAGCATCGGTGTAGCCCACCACGCACTGCGTGTAGACGCCGTCCAGCGTGCGCTTGAAACCGGCCCGCTCCACGGCCAGTTCGCCGCGCTTGAGTTCCAGGGGCTCCAGCTGGTCGGCCGCCTGCCCGGAGTAGATGACGCAGAGATTTTTCTTCACCGCTACGCGCAGGCCTTGCTCCTTGCAGATGCGCTGGAGAAAGGCCAGGTCGGCTTCCTGCCGCTGCTCCACGCGCCCGAAAACGATCTCCGGAGCTTTGTAGAGCAGATCGAGCCCGGCAGGCCCCACCACGTCCGCCGCCACCGTGGACAGAGGCACGTCGGCCCAGGCCCGCGTTTTTTTCTGCAGCATGAGGCTGGACTTGACCGCCGCCGGCACGCCCTTGATGGTCACCACATCGCCGCCGTCGCGGCTGGTTTCCAGCGTCAGTTCGTCCACCTCAAATTCCCCGCAATCCAGTTCTTCCTCTCCGGGAGCGCGGAAATTGCCGGCCACGATGGTCACGCTGATGGTGTCGCCGTGTTTGGGCAGCCAGTCGCCCTGCCAGAGCCCCTCGCGGTCTTCCAGCGTGAGCTGGAGGTCGTCCAGCTCATCGTCCGCCTTGTCCGTGTAGGAGAGGGACAAGAGGTGCGGCCAAAGATCCATGCTCACGTCCTTGCCCTGGATGCTGATCTCTACCCGTGCGCGGCGCATCACATACGCTCCCACGGCGGCAGGTTGCGCACCCGCTCGGCAGCGGCCTGCTCCGGCACGCTGACGCGCGTCTCCCCGGAGAGCAGCAGCGCGTCCAGCTCATCCACGTTGAGGGCCAGCACATCGCCCATCTGACGCTCACCGGAGAGGCGGGCCAGAGCGATCTGGTCCCATGCCTCGCCCTGACGGCTGATGTAATCAGGCATAGGCCGTCCTCCTGCGGTCTGAGGCGATCTTGTCCAGCGCCCGGCGGATGAGCGCCTCCATGTCCGGCTTGATGCTCTCCAGTACCCGGCGCACCGAGCGCGGGTCGGACGACATGAGCGAAAAATTCTGGGTCAGATCCACCATGATCTGGCCGTTGTTCCCGGCAGCCTGGGCTGTAGAGCCGCCACGACGGGCCAGACGGGCGGGCGTCTGCGGCAGGGCCGTGGGAATGCCCACGCGACCGGCTGCCTGGGTGGCCGTGCCCGCGGTCGTGGACAGGCTGCTGCCCGTGCGGCTGCCCGCCGGGATGAACAGGCTCTGCGGCCGGGAATTGTCCCCGGCCAGCGTGACCACGGTGGTGCCGCCGGCAGCGCGTGAGCCGCTGCCCTTTTTGCCTTTTTTCTTGGCTGCCTTTTCGGCGGCCATAAAATCATTGAAGCTCTGCTTGAAATATTCTTCGTCGCCGCCTCCCCCGGCGGCCAGTCCCTGCAAACTTGCTGAGGCTTTGGTGTCCGGTGCCTTGGGCAAGTCGGGCATTGGGGGCGCCTCGATGGCAGAGGCCTTGTCCGCTGCGGCCTTGGCATTGGGAGCGGCGCTCTGCTCCGCCGCAGCCTTGGCATTGGCAGCCGGCTGTTCCTTTTCGTCATCGCCGCTGAACCAGTCGATGGCCTTGCTGATGCCGCGCTTGGCGCTGCCCAGCACGGGCATCTCGTCGATCTTCTTTCCGATCCAGGTCGCGGCCTCGGCCACGGAATCCATAATTCGCTTGATGATGCCCCACGCCCACTGAAACACGCCCACGATGCCGTTCCAGAGGGAACGAAAAAACGGGCCGACCGTGCTCCAGTTGTCGATGATGAGACCGGCGGCCACGGTCACAGCCGTGAACACCAGCCCCATCGGCCCCAGGGCGAAACGCAGGGCCACGCCCACCAGACGAAGCCCCCCGGAGAGGACGGCCGTCCCGGCGGCGCAAATGCCCTGAACGGCGGCAAAAGCCACGGTCGACAAACGGGCGCCGCGCAGCAGGCCGGTCAGGGCCGAAAGTTTGCCGCCCACGCCGGTCAGGACATCCCGCCACGAAAGCGAGGCCAAAGACGAGGCCCGCTGCCAGAAAGTCAGCGTTCGCGCCCCACCGGCTGCCGTGAGCTGGGCGGCATTCATGCGCAACAGCATGCCGCCGAAGCCGTTGGCCGCCGTGCGCAGCACATTGAGGACGAGCCCCAGGGCCACACCGCCCACCGCCAGCGTGGCCAGACCCGCGCCTGCGCCCATGACCACGCCGGTCAGACGCGGGAAGCGCCGGGCCAGATCGCGGACAACATTGAGGACGGACGCGCCCTTCTCCGCCACAGCGCCGACTACCGGGAGCAGCGCCGTGCCTACCGTGACACCGAGGTTGCGGGCGCTTTGCGTGACCTTGGCCAGCGAGGTGGCCGTGGTCTTCATCCGGTTGGCGTATTCCTGATCCACGGAGCCGGACACATCGCTGTTGGCGATGCTCACCGCCTGGCGCAGGGTCTTGAGTTCCGTCATCAGCGGCGCGATGGCCGCGATGCTTTCTTTCCCAAACAACAGGGTGGAGAGCGCGTTGCGTTCCTCCGGGCGCACACGCTGGAGGGCTTCCAGCACACGCATGACCGCGCCCATAGCGTCGGTCTGCAGCTGCTTCTGCAGCTCGTTGGGGTCGATCTGCAAATATTTGTAGATGGACTTTTGGTTATCCGTCAGCGTGGCGGAACCGGCAGCCAATACATTCACAAAATTTTTCATGGCCGTGCCGGACACGTCGATTTCGGCCCCGGCGGACTTGAAAGCCGTGGCCAGAGCGGCGATGTCCTGGGTGGCGAAGCCGGAGGCCTTGAGCAACGGCCCCATGCGGGTGAAGATCTGGTCGATATCCCCGGCCTCGGCGTTCATCTCGTTGCTCAAAGCATTGATGACGTCCGCCGTGTGGCGCGACTGCTCCGCCGTGAGGCCCATTGCCGCCTGCCATGTGGCCAGCGACTTGCCCGCCTGTTCGGCGCTGACGCCCCAGGCGATGGACATTTTCGTGGCCTGCTCGGCCACGCCCAGCATCTCCTCGCGGGTCTTGCCCAGCCCGGCTTGGGCCGCCGCCGTCATGATGGTCACGACCTCTTCAAAACTCTTGCCGGTACGGTTGGATTGTTCCTGCGCATCGGCAAACAGCTGCTGCATGACCTCTTCCGGCGCATCCATGACCTTGCGCAAGTCGGCGAACACGTCTTCCGCGCTGACGGCCAGCTTGACCGGGATGGCGGCTGTGGCCCCCACAGCCGCCGTGCCCAGCAACCGGCTTTGCAGCTCCTGCCGCTCCGCCTGCAGAGCGCGGGTATTGGCCATGTGCGCCTGGAGGGCGGAACGCGCCGCCCTCGCCTGATCCATGCGCTTGACGAGGCCCGCATAATCCGCTTGCAGATCTTGCAGACTGCCGCTGACTTTTCCGGCCTGCAGGGCAAGGCCCTGCATTTCCTTTTGGTTGAGCTCCAGCTCTGCCGTCAGGTCGAATACCCGGCTTTCCGCCGCCTTGATGCGCGCGGCGAAGCGGGAGGAGGAAGCCCCCGCACTCTCTGCCTGGGCTCGCAGACCGGCCAGTTTGGCTTCCGCCTTCCCCAGCTTCCCGGCCAGACCGGTGAGCCTGGCCCCCTGCTTTTCCAGAGCCGCGCCCAGCTGTCCCACGGGCGTGTTGCCCATCTCGCGGATAGCCTGCGAGACCATGCGCGCCTGGCCGGCGGCATCCTGGAACGCTGTGCGGTAGCTCCCGGCAAGGGTTGCGCCCAGCTTGAAGGAAACGGAAACTTCTTTGGCCATGATACCCTTTATCCGCCGCTGGCCGCCTTTTCGACGGCTGCGGCGGCATCAAGATAGTTTGTGAACACCTCCGGGCTCATGTCCCGGATCTCGGAGCGTGGCCAATGGGTGATCTTGCCCAGGGCCACCATCCCCTGCCTCAGCTCCGCTAGGCCTGTTCCGGCATCCCAGCCGCTTCCGGCGTAGGGTTTTCCTGGGATTCGTCCGTGCCGTTCACGGCGTTGAACGCGGCCCGCAGCTTGAGATAGTCGCCGCTGCTCAGGCCGCGCAGGGCGTCATAGGGGACCCGCACGATGCGGGCCAGCAGGGCCATCTCCGCCGTCAGCGGATTGTTGCCCCTGCGCAGGCCCACAGCGTCCTGCATGGCGTCTTCTTCGTCCCCGATGGTGGACGGACGCACGGTCAGCTCCCACACTTCCTTGCCGCCCACCTGAATGGGGGAGGAAAGGATCACGGTCTGCATACGATTTTCACTCATAGTGTCCTCCTTAGACGTTCAGGCCCATCTGGGCGCGCACCGTGGCCAGCAGATCCGTGCCGTTCACGCGATGGATAAAATTGAGCTTGTCGATGAGCAGCTTTTCCTCGCCATCCAGGAGCACTTCCAGACGGGTCACTTCCAGTTCCTGCTCGTTGCCCTGCTTCTTGCCGGGCTCAAGGCTGCCCAGGGGGAAGCTCTTGGCGCGGCCCACCACGTTGACGCGCAAGGGTACAGAGGTGCGCATGGACGTGGCCGGATCGCTCATCTGTACGGCGGCGTAGCACTCGAACAAATTGGAGCGCGTCCAGTCCAGCATGTTGTAGATTTCGGGATACACGGAATTGAACGACATTTTCAGCGTCATGGATTCCGTCATGCCCAGGGTCGGACTGTCGATCTCGCCGGCAATGCCGGCACCGGACAGGCTTTCCGTCATGTAGGACAGCTCAGGCAGGTCGATAGTGGCCACGCCGATCTGGTCAGTACCGTCATGATAGATGCGGAAAGCGATTGTTTGTTCAGGGAGATACTTTCCCACGGTAGGCCTCCTTAACCGAACAACGCGTTGAGGGCGTCGGGATCGAACTCGTAGATGGTCTCGATGTCGCGGGCGGGCACGGGCGGCGTGATGCGCAGATGGAAGCGCATGATGCCGTCGATAAGGTCGGTCACAGGGTTCTCGCTTTCATCGAAGATGATAGTGCCGCCGAGGATGATCTCGCGGGCGGTGTAGCCGTCCAGCTTGATCTGCTCGCTCTTGAGGAATGTCTGCACCAGACGGCGGGTCAGCGGCTCGTCCACCTTGGCGAAATAGGTCAGGATGAACTGCGCCTGATGCCAGTTGAAGAAGCGGCGCACGCTGTCCCAGGCATCCTTGGGGTCGGTATTGCTGGGGTAGCAGGCCATGCGGCCACCCCAGGTCTTCATGCCGCCGTCGAAATTGCTGACCGTGTAGATGCCCTGCCCGTTCAGGTAGTTGGCCCTGGTCAAATCGAGCCACAGCTCGTTCCACTGGCCGTCAGCCCCCACATAGCCGCTGGAGGTGATGTCCAGCCGTTTATTGCTGGGGCTGGCGTAGGGGATGCCGTCATGATCGCCGTCCGTGGCCGCCATGACCCCGGCCAGATGCGTGGCGAGGCCGTACACGTTATCGCCCAGCTTGACCTTGGGCCAGCAGACCACCATCAGGCCGTCGGTGAGGTTGTTCTGCTCCTTGTAGCCGGGCACGTCGCTGTATCTGGTCACGGCATTGTCGCCGCTGCTGGGGATGTCCACCAGACAGACGGCCTTGAAAAGGCCGTTGATACCGTCGCATTTAGCAGCCATGACCACGGCCACCGCCGGATCTTCGCAGTATTTCGGAGATACCACGATGGACGGCACGAGGCGGAAGCGCGGGTACACCTCGTCGATGAGCTCCAGACCGGTGCCCTGCCCGCTGGCGGGGTCGATGCCGCCGATCACGTCTTCCGGCGTGACCTTGCTCACGTCGGCATAGACGTAGCCTGCCTTGACCGTGCCGCCTTCGGGGATGCTGCCCCCGGCCAGACGGGTCAGCAGGCCGCTGACGGCATCCACGCTGTAGTCGGTGCCCGCCTCATAGGTGGTCTCGCCCAGCTCATCCTTCAGCTCCACGGCACTGACGCCGCCGTGGGTCAGCCGGGCGGTGTCCTTGTCCAGGGCCGACGTGCCGAAGGTCAGGCTTTCGTCCGCGACCTCGCTCTTGTGCTTTTCGGGGTCGAAAACATTGACGCAGACCACGGGCGCGCCGCGGTAGAGCGCGAAGTGGCTGTAGATCAGCTCCTGCAGGCTGTAGTCGCCGAAATGGTCGGCATCCCAGCCCATCGCCTGCACGAACTCGTCGTAGCTGTAAAAAAGCTGCGGCACGTTGACGGGGCGGGCCTTATCCTCGGCCAGCGTATGCACAGGGGCCGTGCCCACGGCGAAGACGACCGCGCTGTCCACGGTGCGGGCGGGCAGGATGCTGGTGGCCTGCTCGGAGGTGTAGATGCCGTGACGGTATCCGGTGGTTGCCATGTGATATTCCTCCTACTTCCTGGCCTTGGCCGACGCGCTCTTGATGGCGGCATAGGCATTGTGCAAGGCCGTGCCCTGCATGGTCAGCAACATGCGGGACGTGGCCAGTTCCGCCACGGGAACGAACAGGGTGCGCAGCTCTTTGTGCTGTTCGAACAGGGCCGCCAGCTGCGGGAACGTGTACTCAGGGGCACCGCGAAAGATCGCGCGCGTCACCAGCGGCAGCCCGAAAGGCCGGCTGGGCCCCAGATACATGCACTGCGTAGGGTTCATGGTCTCTCCATTTTTGTCAGTTCTTCCAGGCCGCGCGACGGCCAGACGTAGTTCCAGACGGTCTCGATGGTGGCCAGGTGGTATTCGTTCCAGCGCGTGCGCGGCGTGGGGATCTCGGCCTTGACCGGCTCTTCCAGCTCAAAGCGCCCCGCCAGGATGCGCCCCTTCCAGAGGGAGCGGCGCAGGCAATCCAGCAATTCGGCCAGCAGGATGCCCGCCTGCTCCTGCGTTTTGGAAGCGTAGACGCCCAGGGCCAGCCCCACAGTCTCGCGCAGGCGCGTGACCTGGGCTGTTTCCTCCTCTATCGAACCGCTGATCCAGCGCACGATGACGAAGGGATAGCAGGCGTCGCCCTGCTCCTGCGGCAGCCCGTGCAGGAACACCCGGACATCACTCCAGCTGCCGTCAGGGGCCGGGAAGGGATAGTTGGCCAGTGCCTCACGGACAGCCGCGCAGATTTCTGTCAACAGCAGACGTGTGGTCGCCATGCCCTACCCCCTCGCCAGACTGGCCAGCAGGGCCTCGACTTCACGGCGCAGATTTTTGGTAAAAACCCCGGATGCGTGGTCGATGATGCGCTGCTGGGTCTTTTCCGGCATAAGTGCCTGGATGGGAGACGGCCCCCAGAGCATCGTCACGCTGTTCTTCCAGAGGTTTTTCGGTTCGTCCCGGGCTGCTCCCCGCACGCTGCCCCAGCCTGTACCTGTCACATGGGCGAACAGGCCGTAATCCCCCTGTTTGCGCCGCATGATGAAGGGGGCATCGAAGCCGTCCAGACGTTTCGCGTAACGCCTGCCGCTCTGATGCACCTTGGTGGTCACGCCGCCACGCGGACGCCTGCCGGGGATGGCCGGCAGCGGCTCGAAATGGTACAGATGCAGGCCCCAGGAACCGGTAAACTCCAGCACGCCTTCCTGACCGTCGTCATCGCTGTGGTAGCCGATGTCCATGTTCTCAAAGAGCTTTTTGGGAGTAGCCGTGTATGTCTTTTGGGCAACATTCCGTGCATCCTGTTTGGCGACATTCACGGACTTTTCCAGCGCCCGCCGCAGCGCGTGCGACTTGTGGACCTGCTCCATGCCGATCAGGGCGTTCATGGCCCGTTTAACGGCCTGATCCAGACCGGGGGTACTAATGGAGAAGAATTTGTTTTCTTTTTCCCGCCAGTTGCTCATCACCATGGTCATGTCCTCTCTCGATAAAGCCTGATGGTGCGCATGGTCTCCCCGGAGGAGGATTCCAGCACGAACCAGCGCTGTCCCCGGAAGGTCGTCTCGCGGTGCGGGCGCAGTTCGTCCGGCACATCGGCGGCAGCGACATAGATGGTCACGCCCTCATAGCTGACGGCGGGGCGGTCGTGCCCCTCGCTGGGGGTGAGTTCCAGCGGCTCGTAGACACACGGGACGCCCTCATGCCCGGCAAGCTCCACCTGCTCGCCGAACTCGGCGGGGTTGAAAAAGACCGTGCGCAGATCTTCTTCAAGTTGCGCTTTAAAGCTCATGCCCTACCTCTCGCAGGAGCAGTCCCGTTTGATTTCCTGCATCGCTTCCAGCCGGGCCAGGCGCTCGGCATGATCCGCCGTGACGGCATCCAGCTCATCCAGACGCTTGTGTGCCCGATGCACGGCTGTCTTCGACGCATAAACTTCGGACAGGCGTGTGATGCTCTCGTCCAGCTGCTTGTGCTGGGCCTTGTGGTCTTTCCACCACTCATGCCCCATCCACAGGGCCAGGCCGTACAGCAATGCATTGGC